CTAATACAGGTGAATGGGATACTGATATTCTTGCTAATATGTTTGAATTAGATGAATTGCAAGACTGGGGATTTGATGATATTGATTTAAAGTTGTTTGAAGATGAAGAAATAAAAGAAGGTTTAACAGATGATGATGATGTTCCCGAAGTAGAAGAAAGTATATGTAAAGCAGGGGATTTATGGCTATTAGGTGAGCATAGATTACTATGTGGTGATGCTACAAAGAAGGAAGATGTAGAATTGTTGATGGATGGTAACAAGGCTGATATGGTGTTTACTGATCCTCCTTATGCTTTATTTGGTAATTCAACAGGGGTTTCAGGGGTTACAGATGACAAGATGGTAATGCCATTCTTTAGGCAAATTTTAAAAAATTATAAAAAATATACAAGAATTTATGGGCATATATATGTATGCTGTGATTGGCATTCAGCCTTTGCTATTGAATCAGCATCAAGAGATGCAAAATTAACACCTAAAAATCTATGTATTTGGGATAAAGGTGATGGGGGTTTAGGTGCTATGTATCAACAATGCTATGAAATGGTATGGTTTTTTGGAAATTCACCAATACAAACAACAACAGGATTTAATGGAAAAAGAGGTGAAAGAACTATAAATGGAAAACCTAATATATGGAGGCATAAAAGGGTAACAGATAAGGGTAGAGTTCATAATGCACAGAAGCCTGTTGAAATGATGCAAAATGCTATTAAAAATTCATCAGATCAAAATGGTTTATGTATAGATTTATTTCTTGGTTCAGGTTCAACATTAATAGCCTGTGAAAAGACTAATAGAAAATGTTATGGTATGGAACTTGATCCACATTACTGTGATGTGATCATAAAAAGATGGGAACAATTTACAGGAAAGGTAGCAAAATTAGATGGCAAGACCTAAAAAGTATAACATAGATACAGAACAAGTAGAAAAGTTAGCATCATTTGGTTGTAGTAATACTGAAATTGCTTCTTTTTTTGGTTGCAGTAAAGATTTAATTAGTAAAAGTTATTCCACAAATATAGCAAAAGGAAAAGATAAGGGAAAAATAAGATTAAGACAGTTGCTTTGGAAATCAGCAGAAAGAGGTAATGTTGCTATGCAAATATGGTTAAGTAAGCAATATCTAGGAATGACAGATAAACAAGAAATAACAACTACTGAACTTCCTGAAGGATTTAATGTTGAACTCCTTTAAGCTATTTCAACATCAATTAGATTATGTATTATCAGATGATAAGTATCCATTTCTATTAGGTGGATATGGTTCAGGAAAGACTTATGGATTCTGTATGTTTGCTTTAAGACAATGTTCAAAAAATGCTGGTAAAACAATACTACTTGCAGAGCCTACTTATCCAATGATTAGAGATGTATTACAGCCAACATTTGAATTAGTATTAAAACAGGCAGGTTTTGATTATGATTATAGTGCTACTGCTACTAAATACAGGGTATATTGGAAGAATGGTTGGTGTGATGTTATTATGAGAAGTGCAGAGAATTATCAAAGATGGGCAGGACTTAATTTAGCTGCTGGTGGTATTGATGAAGCAGATCAGTTAAGAGATGATAGGGCTTGGAAGATGTTATTATCAAGATTAAGGGATGGTAATACATTAACTGCATTTGGTAGTGGAACTCCTGAAGGTTTTAAATTTGTATATAAGTATTGGGGTGATAATCCTAAAGATGGATATAAATTGATTAGAGGTAAAACAGAAGATAATACAATGTTGCCTGATGAATTTATTAATAGTTTAAAGGATAATTATGATGAGAATTTATTAAAGGCTTACTTAAATGGTGAGTTTGTTAATCTGCAACAAGGTGCAACATATTATCAATTTACAAGGGAGAACAATGTCAAAGAAACAAAATATAACAGCAATTTACCAATCAGGATTGCACTTGACTTCAATGTATCACCGATGGCAGCATCAATATTCCAAACCTATCAGCACTCTCCATATGTCAGGGTATGTGGGGAGGTTGAGTTACACCATAGTGGAGGATCGGAAATCTTAACTGAAAGAATGGTGCAAGAAATTAAAAGTAAATATCCCAATCAAAAGTATATAGCATATCCTGATCCAGCCAATCAAAGACATACTTCTGCATTACATACAGATCACGATATATTAAGACAAGGTGGATTTGAAGTTAGGGTAAAACCTAAAGCACCTAGAGTAATGGATAGTGTAAATGCAGTTAATAAGTTATGTGAAAATAATTTAATTATTGATCCTAAATGCAAAGGATTAATAACAGATTTAGAGCAAACAGTCAATAAGGAAGGTACGAGGGAAATTGACAAGAGCAATAAAGATCGCACACACTTTTCTGATGGATTAAGATATGCGATTGATTTTGAATACCCAATTATAAAACCAATTACAGGGAGTATAAATAGATGATACCTTCAACAGCACAGTTAAATGTAGAGATGAGCAAATTAGATTGGCAAGATCAAGAAAAGAAAAGATGGTTGAAAAGTAGAGATAAGGCATATAATTATTATAAAGGTAGAACTGAATCATATACTAAAGGATATTTTTCTAATAGCCTTGTATCACAAATACCTTGTCCTAATATTAATATTACTAAAAGGATTATAGATAGAATTAGTTTGGTATATATGAAACCACCTATTAGAGAATATTCTAATGAAGCTGTTGTTGATTTTTTTCATCATAAAGATTTTAAATTACAAAGAGCAGAAAAATTATGCAATTTGTTGGAAGTGGTGTTAATTAAACCTACTTGGAGAGAAGGCAAGATTGAATATGATATTATCAGAGATTGGGAGTGGATGTGGTATGATGGAGATGATCCATTAAAACCTTCTGCTATTACATATCCATTATCAGTTAGAAGTGATGTTATGGATGCTACTGCTGAACTTTGGGCTTATTGGGATATGGAAAATCATTTTATTTATGAGAAAGGAACAGGTAAAAAATTAGTATCAGAAGACAATCCTGATATGGGTAATCCTTATCAGATGCTTCCATTTGTTGAATGTTATGCACAAGGCAGACCTGAAGCATCATTATTTGATACAGATGCAGCTTTAGATTTAATTGCTACAAATGAAGCTGTTAATGTAGCTGAATTTAATAAAAATGCTAATATTATGTTTCAATCATTCGGATTTGGTTATATAACAGGAACAAATATAGAGAAGGATAAATTGGATATAGGTCAGGATAAATGGTCATTTTTAGGTCACGATGGTGTTTTAAATATGGTATCTCCTCCAAATAGTGTTCCAGCATTAACTGCATCAATAGAAAGTTCTTATAAATTATTAGCACAAAATTATCATTTATCTGTATCATTTGTTGAAGGTTCAAAAGAATCAAGTGGTGTTGCTTTAAAGATTAGGAATCAGGAATTAATGGATAATAGGAAATCAGATGTGGAAAGATGGAGAAGGGTAGAGCATCAATTATTTGAAGTAGAAGAAAGAATATTAGCTGTAGAACAAGGAAGGGATGCAGGATTTTTATTATCAATAGATTATGATGAATCAACTGAAATATTATCAGAAGAAGAACAAAGAGCAAAATGGGATTGGGAATTAGCAAATGGTTTAATAGATAAAGCAGATATATTAATGCAAATTGATCCTGATAAATATCCTGAAAGGCAAGATGCTTTAGATTATCTTGCTGAAAGATCAGGAGTAGAAGAAACGGAAGCAACAGCATCACCATTACTTGAAGCATTAACTACACCTGTGTAAATGGCTGATCAAGATTATATACAAAAGATTGTTGAGGAATTATCTGCTAAACTTGGTATAGTTCAATCTGAAGTTATAATTGCATTAAAAGAATTAGTTAAAGGAAAAAGTAATTCTGAAGCTGTTATAATATTAAATCAAATTAATATAGATACTGTAATGAAATCAAAAACATCAGGAATAATATCTTCATATATAAAAGGAAATGCTGGTGTTTTATTAGGCAAAGAGATGTTTGCACAGGTGCAAGAAAAACCATTACAAGCATTATTAGATCAATCAGAAAGATATTTAGCAGGTGAAATTGCATCAATGGGGAATGTAATTAAACAAGAAGTAATAAATGGTGTTTTAAATGATAGGACAGCAGATGATATTCTTGAAATGATTGGTAAAAAAGGATATGGTGCTAATGTTGGGATGAAAAGAATTATAACTGATGGATTAAATAATTATTCAAGATCAGTTTCTAGGTTAATGATGGATGAAGCTCCTGATAATACAAAGTATATATATATCGGACCAGCAGATGAGAAAACTAGAGATTTCTGTTTATCAGCAATACAAATTGGTGCTATAACATTAAAGCAGATTCAAAATATGGGCTGGTCTGCATCACTAACTGAAGGTGGTGGTGTAAATTGTAGGCATAGTTGGGAAATGGTTTCTAATGATGTTAGAAGTCAATTCTATAGAAAAGAAGAAGCAGAGAAAATATTAAATGATTAAAGGTAAATTCCCATTTGATTTAAATTTTTATATCAAGCTATCAAAGGATGTTGTTCCTATGTTTAGAAAGCATACTTTTATGGATGCACTTGATATTAATGATAAAAAGTTTAAACAATATTCTACAGGATATGGTAAGGCTAAAAGAACAGGTGGATTAAAAAGACAGGCATCTGAATTTAAAAATACTACTGCACCTGTTTTAACATCTGATTTATTAAGAGATTGGAAATTACAAGGAACATCATCAACAGGCTTTTTCTTTGGAACAGCAACACAAGGTGGAAAGATAAAAAATTTAGAAAGGCTAGGTAGAGTTATATCAACAGATAAAAATCCTGTTCCTAAAAAAATATCAAAATTTATTATGAAAGAAGCAGAAAGATATGTGCAATCAAGATTAAATAAAATTAAAGGTGGTACTTTTAATATATAATTTATTAAATTAAAGAAATACTTTAACTCACAAAAGAGGATAATATGTCAGAAGAAAAACAAGTAAATACTCAACAGGCTGAAGGAAACAGCGAAACAAATCCAAGCACACAAGCTGATAAAAATGATGTGCCTTATGGTAGATTTCAGGAAGTTAATCAGGCAAAAAATCAGTTTAAGTCAGAAAATGAGAGTTTAAAAGCAGAACTTGATAAGCTAAAGATGGCACAGGAAGAAGCTAGGCAAGAGGCTTTAAAAAAGAACTCTGAATTTGAAACTTTATACAATGAAGCTGATGGGATGGCTAAAAAACTTGCAGAACAAAATAAGGTTTTACAAAGTGATTTAAATTCTTTTAGAGATGGACTTGTTAATCAAGTTCCTGAAGAAAGAAGATATGTTACTGAAAATATGAGTATTGCTAACTTGCAGAAGTTTGTTCAAGATGAACAGATTACTGTAAATGCAAATAAAGCAAATTCATCAAGAGCAGGGGGAAATTCAGTAGCTAAAGGTGAGTTTGGAGGGTATGATTCTTGGGAAGATTTAGCAGCAAATGATTTAGCACTTGCTGAAAAACTTTTAGAAAAAGATACCAAAGGATTTATTAGATAACTAACCCTACTTGAAGGCTTTTATGCAGTTGATAGAGGGCAAATTAGAGGTCAATTATGGCAGTAACAGATGTAGGTGTTGCAGCTGGTGGTTTAGGTAAAACAGTAGCAGCAGCAATAGTTCAATTTAACAAAGCAGCAGTAACTCCTAGAACAATAACAATGGTTCCAGCAGCAAAAGGAAGTAATACAGTAGCTATTCCTGTATATAGCAAAATGGCTGTTACAGCAGTAACAAATAGCGCAAGTGGTGCTGAAGAAACAACAGGAAGTGTAGCAAGTATAACAACAGCAGCAGTTACTCTAGAAGTGTTAAGAAACAATGTGTATGCACAGGTGACAGATTTAGCAGCTCACGGAAATTCAGATGCTTTAATGGTAAATGCAGGTAAAGTGTTAGGAAATGCTGTAGCAGCAGAGTTTGATAATCATTGTTGCGCATTATTTGATGGCTTTGCAACTTCTAAAGGCACAAGCACAGAAGGTTTAAGGTGGATTGATATAATGGATGCAGTAGCTTCACTAGAAGCTAATGATGCTCCAAGACCTTATAGTGCAGTATTGCATCCACAGCAAATGTATGGCACATTCGGTTTATCGAATGAATTAGGTCAGGTTGCAGCACTTAATGGAAGTAATGGTGCTTTTGCAGGTGGTTCAAGTGCATCAGAGCAGTTTTTAGGTGCAGGTTTTGTAACTTCACTTGCAGGTATTAATTTCTACACATCTCCACAGGTAGCAGATGGATCAGATTCAACAGAGAAAAAAGGTGCTATATTTGCAAAAACAGCTTTAGGTTGTGGCTATATAGACTTTGGTGGTGGAAACTTTATACAATTAGAAACACAAAGACAGGCTGCAGAAGCAGGAACTGATATTGTGGCTAATGGGTATTGGGAAATCGCAGAAACTGTTGATCTACACGGCGTAGAAATATTTACAGAAATAGCATAAAATAATAAAAAGATATGAGGGTAAGGCTTAAAATCTTTACCCTCATATTACAAATATGCCAAACAGTAAAGACATAGGAAACTTAAACAATAAGAAATTTGGGATTGAGCTTGATCCAAAGAATGAATTAAGGCTAGAAGAAGATTCTGTAAAAGGTCAACAAGCATATCACAAAGGAAAAAAAATACCTTATTTGGACTATATGGGTGAAGTAGGAAGCAGGATTGATAAGGTTAAAAAAGGAAAAGGTTTAGGTGATATAGGTATGTTTTCAGGGTTTGGTGAAGGCACATTAAAAAAACCTTATAAGGAGATTGATTAAGATGGCAGAGAAAAAAACAACTAAAAAAACTGCTAAAAAAGAAACAGCTAGTGTGTATAGAATTACTAAAACTAATGGCAATGTTATTGAAAGAAACAACTTATCTGATTCATTAATTAAGGGTTATGAAGCAAAGGGTTGGAAAGTTAAGGAGGTATAAGTGGAAATTTTTACACCCATAACAACAGAAGCAGCATTAGGAACAAATGATGCAGGATCATCTAATGTAGGTTCAAGTGAATTTGTCAGGCTACATAATACAGCAGGAACAGGAACAGAATATTTAGTTACATTAAATAAGTCAGATGGAACAGATATAGGCACATTTTCATTAGATGGCTCTGATACTGTAATAATTAGAAAAGATGCAACTGATAAATTATTTGCTGCAAATGCAGCTGTTTTAGCTTGTGGTGTTGCAATAACAACTACAGGTGATCCAAGAAAACATATAAAGTCATTTGGATAATGATGCTTAACTTCAAACAGCTTATTGAACGTATTGCTGTTAATGAAGGATTCAGAAGTAAAGTATATAAATGTAGTGAAGGTGTTGATACGATAGGTCACGGATTTACTTGGCTTTCTGAAGAAGAATCATTACACATATTAACAGGCAGAGTTTCCCAATTACATTTAAAATTACTTGATGATTTAGATTGGTATAAAGATATGCCACCTGAAATTCAAGGAGTAATTATAGAGATGTGCTTTCAGATCGGTTTTAGTGGTGTAATGAAATTCCGTAAAATGATTGCAAATATGCAAGATAAAAACTGGAAAGAAGCATCAAAAGAAATGCTTGATTCATTATGGGCTAAACAAACACCAAGTAGAGCAAATAGATTAGCTGATATTGTCAGGGAACACGGATAAGTGGATGAATGGATAGGAATTGCAGAAAGATTCGGACTGCCTGTATTAATGCTCTTGGGAATGAGCTGGTCAGGAATACAATTATTCAAATGGCTTGCTAATGATCTTATGAAACAAATCGCAGAAAATCATTCAAGAATAGAAAATATAATCATTAAGCTGATTGATAACAGCAAGCAAGAAAGAGAGCAGAATCGGCAGAATATGAATGAAATTCTTTCAAGAATGGATCAGACTATTTCAATAATGGCAAAGTTGAGTGGTAATGGATTAGGCAAGAATAAATGAGCAATGTAGATAAAATAAAAGCAGAAAGAGCAAGAGATATTCGTATAATGCGAGATAAGGCAGCTGTTAACATTGCTAAATGGGCATTGCCTACTATAGTTTTATTATTTGCTGGACTTGTAGGTGCGATTATTTACATTGAAGATGCTGCGATGATAGCGATTATTGCAAGTGCTACATCATCTACATCTATGGCTTTGATTGCTATTTTAAACTCAATGACAAATACAAACCAAAAAGAAGACCCAATTGTAAGCATTATTAAAATGTATTCAGAGCAAAATGGTGCTTTAATTGAACATCTTAAAAGCGAAAAGACTAAATCTCAATCTATTAGATTAGGTGATAAAGAAGTTAGTTTAACAGAAGGCTCAACTAATATTCACGTTAGTGATGATGATGTGGTATGGGGAAAAGATCAGAAACCAAAGAAATGAATAATAGAATAAGTGATAAAACCAGTTTAAATATTAGTCTACCTATGATTATTCAGGTAGTTGGATTTATTTCTGCTATGGTATGGGGATATGGTCAGCTTACAACAAGAATTACATTTGTTGAAAATGAATCAACAAGAAATACACAAACAATAGATGAAATGAAAGCTCTACAAGATAATCCCATTCCAAGCGATGTAAGGCAAGATGAATTAATTAAAATGATGGATGCAAGGGTAAGTGGTTTGGAAGATGATTTGGAATATATTAAAAGGAAAATATACAATAAATGACCGATGAAGCCATAAAATTGATCCAAGAGCTGGGTTTTCCTGTTGCAATGAGTTTAGGGTTGGCTTTTGCATTATATAGCGTTGTAAGGTATATTTTAAAAGATAAGGTAGAAGATACATTAAAAAGATTTGATGAAAAGCACGAAACTTTACAACATAGATTAGATTTATTAGATAAAAAATTGTTTGATTTTGAAAGAGAAATGATGGATGAATTTGGCAAGGTTAAAAAGTGGAGTGCTGAAATAAAATCAGACTTAAAAGTATATGTAGATTTAACAATGAAAGGAAAGTAATGAAAAAGTTAGGAGCATTTTTACAAAAGTTTGCTTTAGATTATGTTGTTAAGTATCTTAAAAACAACAAAGAAACAGTTATTAAAACAGCTAATGCTAAAGTTAATTTGCCTATATTGAATGAAAAGCAAGAAGCTGAACTGATGGATGCAATTTATGAAGTGGTTGTAGATGTAGTAGAAGGAATTAAAAAATAATGATTCCAGCTTCCTTTGCACCTATGTTGTTAAAGTTATTGATGCCAAAGTTAATGGATCATTTTACTAAAGTCTTTAAGTTAGATAAGGTGCTGAATTATGTTGAACAGCCTAATGAACTTGATATTGAAACAAAAAAACATAGAGAGCAAATAGATATGTTAGCAGGTGAATTAGGAATGATGGAAAATAGACTTAAAAAATTAGAAATATTAAATGGTAAAGATAAAAAGTTAAAGAAAAATGCCAAATGATCTAAAATTTCAAGAAGGACAAGTTCCAATAGATAATAATCTGCGACCTGTAAAGGTTGATGATATACCTTCTGCTTTAGAATTATCTACAGATAAAGTTAGAGTGAAAGTGTTAGAGATTATTGATGAACTTGAAACTTTAAGAGTAGGTTCTATTGTTACTGAAGGTGATGCAATAAATTTTTATAGACAATTAGCACATTTAGCAACATTTGAGAATAATACGATAAAATTTCATAGTGGTACTGCTGATGTGT